CTGCTGTTGATGGCAGCCGCCGTCGGCGCACTTATTCTTATCATCGACGATTTCATTGGCTTGATGACAGGCGATGAATCAGAGATTGGCGTCCTCATCGATAAGATGTTTGGCAAGGACGCGCACCTTGATGCCGTGAAAGGCATTCAGCATGCGTGGGAGGGCGTCAAAAACGCATTCGTGGCGCTGTGGCCGTACGTCCGAAAGGTTTGGGAAGCGTTCAAATTCATGTGGAACGCGCAGGAGAAGATATTAGGCGGCATTGTCGATTTCGCCACGCAGGGCGTCAATGCATTTCGCACAGGGGGCCAAAGCGTTGCAGGATCAGGCGCTGGTATCGCACCGTTTGCCACGCCGCTACTGAGCAGCGTTCCCTCAGCGCAAGCAGGCTGGGCGCCCCTTAGCTTTGAGCAGACCATTCAAGCGTCGCCAGGCATGGACGAAAAGCAACTCGCCAAGTTTGCCGGCGAGCATGCGCACAAAGCGGTCAACGAAGCGCTCAAGCAAGATCGTCGCGGGGCTGCCGCAACCTTCCAGCGAAAGTCGGCTGAATGAGCCGCACGCCGCAAAGAGTCGTCATCGGTTGGACGCTACCGTCAGGCAAGCAAGGGACGCTTGCCGTCGACGTGTCAATCAATGAGACGCATACGATGACGTCTGAAGTGACACGGCATCAGGTTGAAACGGGATCTGATATCGCCGATCACATTCGGCCCATCCCGCCGCAACTTTCAATCGAGGGTATGATCTCCAACTGGATGGTCACGCCCTCAAGTCTTGACCACTTGAATGGTGTTGCTGGCAGCGTCCAACAAATCGATCAAACTATCGCGGGCCAAGTCGTACGCTTCTCCGCTTTTAAATTCGATACGCAGATCGAGCGCGTCAAAGAAGTGCTTGGCGACCTGGGCGAAGCGATTCAAGGCGCAGCGCTCTTTACAATTTTCACCACGTTGACCAGCTACGATAATATGGCGTGCGTTGGATTTACCGTACCGCGCAACGCAACACTCGGGCAGGTCCTACGCTTCACGATGGATTTCCAATTCGTTCGCACGGTTGATACGCAGGTGGTTTCCGCGCTGCCGCCTAAGACGCAGCCCAAGCACCGCGGCGCGAAGGGCGGAAAAGAGAAAACCGGCGATGCTAAAGAAGCGCGCAAAACTGCTTTGCGCAACGGCGTCCTTTTCGTTAACAAGGCCACGGAGAACCTGTGAGTCTCACGGCGATCGACGTTGAGACTGATCCAACCGTCACTGAGTACAACCAGTTGACGCAATTGGAAGGTATCGAGTATTTGCTTAGCTTCTATTGGTCCGATCGCGAGGCAGGCCTGTATCTAAGCTTGCTCGATCAAGATCAGAATCCGATCGCTGTCGGCATCAAGCTGGTGCTCGGCTCGTCGTTGCTGGCAAAGTACACAGACCCGCGGCTGCCGCCAGGCATCTTGTACCTGTACGACACGAGTGGCCAAGGGTTAGATATTCAAGCGCTCGGCGATTTGGGAACCCGCATCGAGCTGCTCTATCTCACTTCCGATGAGTTGCCGCTGTGAGTACCACGGCGTTTCGGCGCGCGTGGAAAGTGCAGGTAGATACGCTCGACGTATCGGCACTCGACATCGAATTTAAGATACTCGCGTCCACGAAGCCGCAACCTAACAAGTGTGTGGTGACACTGTGGAACGTCAACCAAGACCACCGCGCGCAGCTCGCCAAACGCAATCGCCCGACCGGTAGCGGCGGCAAAACTGTCGGCGTGCCCGTTCAAGTCGAAGCCGGCTACGTCGACAACACGAGCGCGCTTTTCAGCGGCGACCTTCGCGAGCTTACCTCGCAGCGGGACCGTACCGATTGGAAAACGATCCTCAGTGGCGATGACGGCGGGCGCGCGTACCGCGAAGCGCGCGTCAACCAAGCCTTCACCAAGGGCACCGCTATCAGCGTTGTCCTATCGCAACTCGCACAAGCAATGGGCATCGGCATCGGCAACGCCTTTGACTTCACTGCAGGCGCGCAGATTGCGGGGCTGGGCAGCAGCCTCCCGCATACGTGGGTTGCCAGCGGCAACGCCGCGCGCGAGCTGACGCGGCTCCTCGCCTCGATGAATGTGCAATGGTCGATTCAGCGAGGCGCGCTACAGCTGCAGCAAAAGGGCAAGCCGCTCAACCTCGGCGCTATCCTGCTATCGCCAACGACGGGGCTTGTCGGCTCGCCAGAAGCGAGTATCGACGCTTCCGTATCCCTTGGCAATCCGCAGCAATTCAACGCTGCCAACGCTTTGAAGGTGGCCAAGCCGCCCAAGCCAAAGGACACCAGCATCCTGAAACTGAAGACGCTGCTAATCCCAGGACTCGCCCCGGGGCGCAAAATCACGCTACAATCGAACAACTTCAACGGCGGGTACTATTTGACTGAAGTTGAATACGTCGGCCAAAGTTGGGCCAACGATTGGCACTGCAACTGCGTCGCGAGGATTTACACGTGAACGATATCGATCAGCACTCATCGAGTCAGGAATCGGGACTCGAGGAGATCACGACGGCAGAGCTCCTCGAAGCGGCAATCTCGCATCGAGAGATCGACGTGCACACTGCGCTGCCGGCGCGCGTCGAATCCTTCAACGCCAGCGCCCAGACCGTCAACGTGACGATTATGTGCAACCGCGCTGTGCCCGATGGCAACGGCAACTATATCAGCGAGCAACTGCCCGCTCTCGCCGACGTGCCAGTGGCATTCCCGCGCAGCGGCGCATTCTTCATTTCGTTTCCACTAGCATCCGGTGACTTCGGCTTTCTCGTATTCGCCGAGCGCAACATCAGCGCTTATCGCGCGACCGGCGCGCAGGGCGATCCTGGCGACTTGGGCATGCACACGCTCGACGGCGCGGTGTTCTTCCCCTGCGTCTATCCTGACGCTAAGGCGCTCAGCAATGTCGACGCTACGAACATGGTGTTGGGCAGCGATACTAATGGAAGCGCGCGGATTATCATCGCGCCGACGGGGATCAATTTAGGGGCCGCCGCGGCCGACGGCGTTGCTAGCGGAACAAAGAACGACTCCAATTTATCTGCGTTGGCGGCTGCCATTGCAGGCACCCCCGCCACAGTGGGACCCGCGGAGCCGTTGGCAGTCGCGCTTAAAGCAGCGTTTGCTTCTTGGTTCGCGAGCTACATCAACACGGCTAGCACGAAAGTGAAAACGGAAGTCTAGCCATGGCCGATATCAAAATCGCACTCGCGGTCGACAGCAACAATCCGACGATAGGCGATCTCTATCTCGAGAATGGCACCGTGCGGCTTACCAACGACCTACGCGAGGCGGTTGCGCAACAGCTCTTCATTCGCTTCCGTTTCTTCAAGGGCGAATGGTTCCTGGACGCAACGCAGGGCACACCGTGGTTGCAGTCGATCCTCGGCAAGAAGACGCCGCTGAGCATCTTGTCGCAGATTTTCAAGCAGCTTATTACGACGTGCCCGGGCGTTAAGAAACTCACCACGTTCAGCATTTCACGCACGGCAAATCGCAACGTGTCGGTGGTATTCGCCGCACAGTTGAATAATGGGCAAGTGCTTACTAGCAGTGACTTCGCTGCGTACGTAATAGGGGGAGTCTGATGCCGACCTACGGCTTGACATCGGCAGGTTTCAATCCCAAGCCGCTGTCAGCGATTCTGTCCTCGATGACGACTGTGCAGCTCGACGAGATCAGCGCGAGCCTTAACGTGCAGCCGGATGCGCTCATCGGCGTGCTCAATGGCATCATGGGCAGCGAGTTTGAGGCGCTGTGGCAACTCGGGCTTGCGCTCTATACAGGCATGGACCCTGCGCAGGCGACTGACGATGCGCTTACCAACCTTGCGCTACTGACTGGCACCAAGCGCGAGGGCGCGACCTTCACACAAGTGCTAGGCGTGACAGTGAACGTCAACGCGGGATTTAGCGCTGCGCCTGGAACGATGTTCGCCCATGTGGTAAATAATCCGGTCGCGCTATTTACCAACAAAGAGACTGTCAGCAATCCGGGCGGCTCGCCAGCCAACGAAACGGTCGATTTCGTCGC